CCAATACCAGGACAAGAACAACAACAGGCAGAAGCAGATGATAATCCACCTGTAGATAATACGGCAGAAGAAGATTCGACAGAATCTAAAACACCGATGCTTGATGCAGATGCAGAAAAGTTGTCATCACGACTAAATAGAAAATAGGAGAATAAATATGGATACGATTGATTTTATTAATAATGTTTCAGTAGGTAACGCATCTGAAGCAAAAGATACATTAACTGATATGTTATCGACTAGAGCTTTTGAAGCTTTAAATGCAAGAAAAATTGATATTGCACAAACTCTATTCAATGACAATGAAGAAGAACAACAAGAAGACGATACAGAAGCTGCATGAAATCTCTATTAGAATTTAAATCTATTGTTGAAGAGGAAGTATCAGACTATTCAAAGTTTGATGTGCTGGTACGAGCTGGTCTGGCCAATAAGGCACAGATGCAACGTATTCACAAAATCTTAGATAAGATGAGTGAAGAAAGACCTAACTTTAATAATGCCGATAAGATGATTATTCAAAATCTTTTCACTAAGATGGTAGATTTACTTTCTAATAACAAACATATTAATACGCAAGCTCGCCGTGCAGTTCGTGAAGATGAGATTATCACAACAGATTTGGTCGAAGCATCGATTGATACACCACCAGATCCTCCTGTTGCATTAATATTGAAACGTAAGTCTATTCGTTTGTTTCCAGATGGAGCAAGAGTGGCATTATATTTCAATGATAAGTTAAACAGATTCTTTACTGTACCTTATGGACCATTAATTACAGGACCATTGCAACAAAACGAAAGTGTTGAATTGGAAGAAGCTGTTATGGATACCCTACATAAGATTGTAAAGAATAAACAAGCTAAGTCAGTTAAATTTGCTTCTGGTCATACTCGTAAAGTTGACCACTATACCGCATCTGCAATTACAAATGTGCATAATGCGTTGAATGATGATAACAAGAAAAAGTTTGCTGACATGGTGCATAAATCACCAGAACACTTTGTGAAGGCTTCTGATTTTGCATTTAGTAAACACAAATGAGTTTTGTAGATTCGATTATACATAAGCGTTTAGATGAAGCAAAAGAAAAACTTTTTGCTCGTTTGGATGAAATCGTTTCTAAAAGACTAGAAGAAGCTAAGAGATATGTTGCTGAGGATATGTTTGAGTTTGTCGAGTTAGAAGAGGCCGGCAACATTGTTAATATGGGCAGAGTCCAAAAGATTCGCCGAAGAATTAGAAGAAATGCTAAAGGGCGCATTGTTGTACAGAAGAATGTCAGACGCTCTAGCATTAAAGGTTATAGAATATCTGGTAACACAGTAAAAAGAATACCGGCTACAGTTAGATTACATAAATCTAGAATGTTAAAGCGTTCTTGGAAGACAACGAGGAAATCTAAATTACGCCGTACGTTATTAAAAAGAAAAATGTCTTTGCGTAGACGCTCATCAATGGGAATAAGATAAAATGGCAATAGAAATTACAAACACAACAAGAGGTTCATCCATCATTAGATGCGTTGATCCAGGAACATATACAGTCAATCTTACTGATTTAAGAAAAAATACCACTACTGAAATTGTTAACTCAGCAGATATTAAAAGAGTAACATGGTCTAGTAACGGTAATATTAGTGTAACTAGAGCCGCAAACACTCCAGTACTTGCATTACATAACTCTGGAGAAATGCGTTTTGATGAGTTTGGTCATTCTATTTCTAACACTAACACATCTAATGTTGTAATTACTATTGTAACTGGCGGTACAATTGTATTAGAAGTATCTAAAAATTCATCATACAACGTAGACGTTTATACAGGACAAGTAGTATCATGAAACTAATTACAGAAACAATTGAAAGTGTAAAGTATCTTACTGAAGCTTCTGAGAACGGTAAGAAAAAACTTTATATTGAAGGTACATTTCTTGTTGGTGAACAAGTAAACAAGAATAATAGAATGTACAAAATGGACACACTTCGTAAAGAAGTAAACCGTTACAATGAAGAATACATTAATACTGGACGTGCATTGGGTGAACTTGGACATCCTGACACACCGACTATTAACTTAGAACGTGTGTCACATAAGATTGTTGGGTTGACTGAAGATGGCAATTCTTATTATGGACGTGCTTTGATTTTAGAAACACCATACGGTCAAATCGTTAAAAACTTTATCGATAATGACATTCAGGTTGGTGTTTCATCTAGAGCAATGGGTTCTCTTGTACAGACTAAAGAAGGTTATAGTCTTGTGCAAGATGACTTAAAATTGGCCACTGCTGCTGACATTGTTGCAGATCCATCTGCACCTGGTGCTTTCGTTAACGGCATTATGGAAAATAAAGAATGGATGTTTGTTGAGGGGCGCTTCGTTGAAGTAGACTTTGACAACGCTAAAAAACAGATAAAGAGTGCTTCCAAAGCTCAAATTGAGCAAGTAGCGTTAAAGCTCTTTGAAAATTACCTACGAAAACTTTAAATTTATAAATAAGAAATCAAAAGGAGATTCCTAATGGCAAATAACAAATTAATGGAAGCAGCAGCCGACATTCTTGCAGGTAGTAAGAAGTCAGCATCCGGCATGCCTTCACAAAAATTACCTGGTGAAGAACAGGATTTAGGCGGGCCAACGCCAGAGAATGGTAAACCAGATGACGATTCTTATAAAATCGAAACTGGTAAAGGCGCTACTAAAGTGGCAGCTCCATCAACTAAACCTTCCGCAGCATCACCTGATACTCAGAATAAAGCTTCAAGTGGCAAACAAGCCATGAGTGAAGAAGATATTTCTGAAATGCATGATGATGAAGCCGAAGACAAGGCAATGATGAAGAAAATGAAGATGAAAGAAAAGATGAAAGAGGACGTTGACGCTCTCTTTGCTGACGATTCTACCATCTCAGAAGAATTCAAATCCAAAGCAGCAACAATCTTTGAAGCTCGTGTATACGACCGTATTACACAAATTGAAGAAGAAACAGAAGCACGTTATGCTGGTATGTTAGAAGAAGCAATTGATTCTATCAAGGCAGACTTAACAGAAAAAGTTGATGACTATCTCAACTATGTTGTTGAACAATGGATGTCCGACAATGAAATCGCAATCGAATCTGGCCTACGTGCCGAATTGACTGAAGACTTCATTGGTGGATTACGCAATTTGTTTGCTGAACACTACATCGATGTTCCATCTGAGAAAGTAGATTTAGTAAGCGAACTCGCCGAGAAAGTTGAAGAACTTGAAGGCAAACTCAATGAAGAAATTGAACGTGGCATTAGTTACGCAAAAGCTTTAGTTGAGTCATATAAGAATGAAGTTACACATCAAGTGTGTGAAGGTTTAACAGACACTCAAGCTGAAAAAATCAAATCGCTCGCAGAGGGCGTAGAATTCTCCACAGAGGAAGAATACAAAAACAAGCTTGAAACAATCCGTGAAAACTATTTCCCATCTGGCGTGAAAAAAGCAGCTGAACAAGACTTGCATGAACAAGTTGAAGACGGTAGTGAGAAGAAGACTGTAACGTCTGACGCTTACGTTCAATCCGTTATCGGCGCTATTTCTAAAACAAAATTATAATCTAAAACAAATCTAAGGAGATTTTATGTATTTGTCCGAATCATTACAAAAAAAATGGGAAGGCGTTCTGGATCATCCAGACTTAGCCCCTATTAAAGACCCATACCGTAAAGCGGTTACTGCGGTTATTCTTGAGAACCAAGCTCAAGAGATGCAAAAATCATCTGGCATGCTCTACGAAGCTTCACCAAGCAACTCTATGGGCTCTACAGGTTATTCCGGTAGTTCCGCCGCAGCAGGTGCTGTTGCCGGTTTCGACCCAATCCTAATCAGTTTGGTTCGCCGTTCATTGCCTAATTTGATTGCGTATGACGTTTGCGGTGTTCAACCAATGACAGGTCCTACAGGTCTTATCTTCGCAATGCGTACAAAATATTCTAGTCAAGGTGGTACAGAAGCTTTCTACAACGAAGCGAATACTGGTTTCTCTGGTTTAGGTACTTCTGGTAATCAAGCATTTGCAGAAGGTTCATTACCAACTGAAGTGTTCACTGGTAACGCTGCTGCTGTTGGCGCAATGACTACAGCTCGTGCTGAAGCATTGGGTACTGCAAATGAAGCGGCTAACGCATTCCAAGAAATGGCATTCTCTATTGAGAAAGTTAC